TCCGTAAGCGAGGGCTGCTTGTTCTTCGGGGGTCATGGGGAGATTTTACCGCCAGATGTCAACGCCTTCGACTCCGACATCGAGCATGGGGTTGGAGGAATTTGCGCCGCCGCCGCCGCCAAGGGCTGCTTTCTGTTTGGCGAGTTGGAGGGCTTGGGTGTATTGGTTGTTTTGCTGGGCCATTTGTTGCATGTTTTCAAACTCGGAGGCGTGCGCCATGACTGCGCCGGACATTTTATCCGGGTTGCCTTTGGTGTCTTCGAGGGCTTTGCCAAGTGACATTTTAAATTTCTGACCTTGTTCTCCGTAGTTGTCGGCAAGGCTCATCATGGCTTGGCCACTTGCCATGGATTGCTCCATCTTGGCGTTGTCTTGATTGTTCTGCTCGACGCGTTTATTCACCATGCCCATGGCGGTGTTGAACGAGGAGGTAAGGGTGTTTTGGAGGTTTTGGTTGCCTTGGGCTCGGATGTTCGTGGCGTTGGCTGCTCCTTGGGCGTAGATTTCTGCGGAGCGGTCGGTGACGGCGGGGGCGTATTGCATGGGTTAGGCGGGGTTGAGGAGGTTGTGGGCGAGGGTGAGGGGGACGGTGTCGAGGCAGGCTCCGGTGGCGTTGTGCCAATCGCGGGCGGCTTGGCGGAGGGCTTCGCGCTGGGCGTGGGCGAACCATTGCTGGTCGGTCCAGGCATTGGCGTTGAGCCAGGATTGGGCGGCGGCGGAATCGGTGATGCCGAGGCGGTGCCACATGCGGGTGCTGGCGGCGAAGATGTCCTCGGGGGTGGTGACGATGCCGAGGAGTTGGGCGAGTTCGGCGACGAGGTGGCGGTCGGTGGCGAGGGTGCGGTCGGTCTCGCTGGCGAGGTGGTGCTGGCGTTGGCCGGATGCCAAGGGGAGGTCGTTGGCGAGGAGGGCGGTGAAATAAGTGGTGTGGATGTGCTGGGGCTGGTCGCGGTGGGCGGGTGGCGGGGCTTGCTGGGCGTGGCGGATGGCGGCTTCGGCGTCGCGGGCTTTCTGGTCGATGAAGTTGTGCTTGAGGGTGTGGAAGTCTTGATCTGGGAGCGCGGCGGCGATGGCGGACCAGGTGCGCTCGGGGTAGTAGATGCGGGAGAGGGAGGCGAGGTGCTTGCGGGCTTCGGCGGTGGGGAGGAACCCATCGGCGGAGAGGGCATCGAGGGTGGCGCGGAGGTTGACCAAGGGGATGGTGTAGCTTTTGAAGTCTTCGCTGGCGGGGCCGTGGGCTACGGCGACATCGGCATCGTCGGTGCAGGTGCCATCGGCATACCATTCGGCGATGAGGCCGACGGGCTCGGCTCCGTAGCGGGCGCACTCGACGGCGCGGAGGGCTCCGAGGCTGCCTGCTCCAATAACGCGGCAGCCTTGCTCGATGGCGAAGAGGATTTCCTTGTGCCAGGGGGCGAGGCTTTGGTGGAAGAATCCATCGACGAGGATGAGGGTGTCTGGCCCTTCAAGCGCGGCGGCGGCGATGTCGCCTTGCTGGGCTGGGGGCCGGATGTCGGCATCGGCGGGGAGGTTGCTGGGGCGTGTGGGGCCGAAGAAGATTTTCATGGGTTAGCCTCCGGCAAATGCGTTCATGATGGTGACGGTGTCGTTGTCGGAAAGAGTGGTCTCCATGCCGTCGAGGAAACGGATGTCGTCTTCGTTGCGGAAGCAGAGGAGGAAGCGGGGGATTTTGCCTTCGGAGAAGATGGCTTCGTGGTAGGCGGGGAAGGCGGTTTGCAAATAATCCATGAGGCCCTGCATGGTGGCGGCAGGGTGGATGATTTCTTTGATGCCGTCGGTGTGTTTGGTGTGCAATTCCGAGACTTTGAGTTTCATTTTTCCACCTCCTGGCAGCGTTCGATTTCGGCGGCGATGAGGGCAAGGACGCGCCAGTGCTCGATGTCGAATGGCTGGCGAAATGGCAGTTCCACGCGCATGAATTTCCCATCTCGAAACACAATCCGCACATTGCACGGCGAGAGATGCTCAATGCCGTCGATGCGGAAATGGTAGGTCGTTTCGCGGGTGGTCGGGTATGCGATGAGTTGAGGGATCATTTGGAAAGAGCGCGGGGGCCGGGCTGGGCGTAGTCGAAGGTGTAGCCTTCGAGGGTGGGCACGATGACTCTCACGACGGAGCATGGGTAGTCGTGCGTGAATTCGTAAACGAGGGGCTCGGGAATGCCTGCGGCCTCTAGCCTAGAGAGGAGGGTGTCGATGTCGGCTTCAAAGGTCTCTTCGGAGCGGTCGGGATGGGCGTTTGCGCTGATGGTGGCGTGCTTGTAGAGGCGGGCGAGGATGGCTGAGGAGTCGGTGGATTTGACCTTCTCATGGAGGTGGTGGAAGAAGTCGTCTCGGCTCCCGGCGATCCAGACGGCGCGGGCTTGGATGGTCTCGGTGAGGGCGCGGGATTGGGCGATGGCGGGGTCGAGGTGGGCGGCGTAGCCTTTGTTGACTCCGAAGCCTTTGTCGCAGTCGATGAGGTAGCAAATGTAGGCGGGCACGCCGATGTCGCTGGTGACATCGATGAGCACCGGGGTGACATCGGCTTCGCGCAGGGTGTGGATGAGGCGGCTCACAGTGGGATCGGTGATGGTGTCGAGGTCAACTCGCGGGAAATCCTGCAATCGGCGCTGGGCGATGCCTGTGGCGTCGCGCTCAATGCACTCGTAGAGGCCCCCGGCGACGGCTTCGGCGTAGGTGTTGCCCGAGGAGAGGCCGTTGCTAGTGTAGGCGAAGGGGAGGCTGGTGAGGGGGGCTGGATCGGGACGGGCGATGAGTCGCACGGTGTCGGTAGGAACCATGCGGGCGGCTCCACTTCGGAGGCCGCGCACTTCGGTCCACGGCATGGCGGCAGTAGGGTGAAAGACCGCGCCTTTGATCATGGGGAGGCGGGTTTCGGCTTTGTCTCCAAGCTGGGCAGCGGTGGCGAGGATGTAGGGGGGCTGGCTGGTCTCGCCGACATGGCGCTCGAAGCCTTCCATCATGGCGGAGCATTTGGCGGCGGAGGGCGTGGCCCCTTTGCCGGAATCGACTGCCAGGACGATGGCGTCGGGCCGCATGCATTGGGCGACGGGGATGCCGATGCGGTCGAGCCCGGTGATCTCTGCGAGGCGAGTGATGCCTGCGGCATGGAAATGCGGACGCATGCGCTCGAGCGTCTGCTCTGGGGTGCAGGCGCGTTGCGCTCCTTCGAGTCGGATTTTCTCTGTTAGTTCCAGGACCATTGGAGGGTGCGGAGTGTGAGGCGGGCGGCGAGGCGGCGGAGGGGGGTGGTGATGTAGGAGGCGAGGGCTTGGCCGTGCTGGCAGTAGAGCCGGATGGTGCGGTCGCTGGCATGCCGGAGCATGGCGCGGCGGTATTCCTGCCAGCGGGCGGTGGCTGTGCCAAAAGCAGCGCGAGCGACCCAGCAGGCGGCTGCGGCGGCACCGATGACGGCGCTGGCACCGACTGCGGCACCGGCGAAACCCGCATTGGCGGCGTTGTCGCTGGCGCGGGCACCCATGTAGGCGCTTTGGAGCGAGGCGTTGTTGTTTTGCACGGTGTTCCAGCGGGAATCGAGCATGGAGGCGTTGACTGCGGCGACATTGCCGGCCATTTGGGTGGCATTGTTATAGGTGTTGCCGATCATTTGGCCGGAGTTGCCGAGGGTGCTGGCTCCTAATCCAAGCGCGGGGTTCATGGCGCGGGCGTAGGGGTCGATGGTGATGTTGGCCCCGGCGAGGCTGCTGCGGAGGTTGGCTTGGTTCATCGTGGTGTTGGCCGATTGACCGAGGATATTGCCGACCATGCCGATGCGGTTTTGCCTGTTGGAGACGAGGAGCTGGTTTGTGGAGCCTGCGAAGTTGCGGCGTTCAGCTTCGCGCTGGCTTGCGTAGGCGTCGCGGTTAAGGACTTCGGCGGCGAGGGCGGAGTTTCCGACTCCGAGACCCCGGGCAGCCATTCCGGCGCGGGCTTGCTGGGTGGCTTGGCGTTCCTGCTCGGGGCTGAGGGAGCGGCCCAAGGAAAGTTCGGAGGTGGCTTGGCGTTGTAGCTCGCGCTCGATGTCGGTGCCTTCGAGGTCGCGGGCGGCGGCGTAGCCAAGCTGCTCGGTGTAGTCGCCGATGGTGCCGAGTGAGGCGACTTGGTCTTCGGCGGCGATGAGCTGGTTGGTGGCGCGTTGGGTGTAGAGGTTGGGGGCGGCTTCGCCGATGGCAACCTTTTCCCAACGGCCTTCGGCGGTTGCTTTGTTATTACCTGTGCCAGTCGTGGCACCAGGAATCCACCTGTTCTCGTAAAGGGTGCCTCCTTCGCTTGAAAGATTTGATGCCAGATTAGAGACCGTTCCAAGCTGGAGGCGCTCCATTTTGGGATAGGATTCGATCTGTGCGGCGAGTTGGTCCCGGTAGTCATCTTTGGCAGATGCCCGCGATTGCGCCATCATGGCTCCATAGTCGATAGGCTGCGCCTGAGGAGGAGCTTTTTGCTCCTTGGGTTTTTTTGCTGAGCCGCCGCCCATTAGCGCATCCCCCTTTCAGCTACGGACGACACGGAGGTCGTTCCTCCAAGGCCGACGCGGCGGGCGAGTTTGTGCCAGAGGTAGGCGTGGGGCTCGAAGGAGTTGCGGCGGTGCCAGATGGCCCACTCTTGGGGGTGCGTGGCGACGCGCATGAATTCGCGGACGGGGTTCGTGTGGCCGACGGAGGCGGCGAGTTCGACGAACCAGGCGTTGGGGGGGAGGTCGTAGGTCATAGTGTTGGTATCCGGGGAGTAGTGGACTTCGTGGGCGAGGAGGAAGACTTGCGGGGTGTTGAAGACGAGGCCGTGCGCCATGTGCCAGGCGAGGAGGGATTCAAAGGGTTCGGTGGTGTGTTCGTCATGCCAGTTGCGGGCGCGTTCCCAGGGGAGCATTGCATTAGCCTCCGAAGACGACGAAGCGGATGCCGTCGTAGTTGGCTGCCGTGCCACTGGAGTTGGTTGTGATGATGTCGGCGTAAGTCAGTGTTTGCGAGGTTGCCCCAACGAGACCGACTGCGGTGCCGTTTGAGGTTGCGGCTGACCCGAGTGAAATGTAATCTACGGTAAGAGGGGCCGTTTCAAAAAAGATGCGGTAAATCCCTAATCCTGTCCGCGCAATTTTGTTGATGTTGAATTTTCGCCGGATGGCGACAGGGCTAAAAAACTGCGCGGTCATTGTGCCAATGAGGGAGGCGGTGTGAACTCCGGTGCCCACCGTAGTGTTTATTGTAATGGCTGTGCCGCCAGATGTTGTGGAAACAGTAAAGGTTGTTCCGGCAGTTGCAGCAGTTACAAAATAAGTAGTCCCAGCAGTTAAATTTGCAGGCAATGCTCCTCCTGTATTTGAAAAAACTACCGTTTGTCCAACGGTTAAAGCGTGCCCAGGCCAGCTAATGTTGGCAGAGTTTAATGTAAATGTGACAACTGCACTTGGAGTTGTTGCCGGAATAAAAGTAAGGGCGGTGTGTGTTCCCGTGCCTGCTGTGCTTGGCGTGATAACAGAACCGCCAGAGGTTGTAGAAACTTGAAATGTATTGTTTGCAACACTTACAACATAATAATCTACCCCAGCGGATAGCCCTGTTGGCAATACGCCTCCAGAATTTGAAAATTTGACAATTTCGTTTATTTTTAATGTATGCCCTGTCCAAGTGATGTTGGCATTGTTAGCAACAAAAGTTACCGTAGAACTCCATGGAGCGGTTCCTGATAAATTAAACTCAAAAGTTGTTGTGGTGGCATTTTGCACCTCCCATGTTCCGTTTAAGAAAGCGTAAAAGCCGGTAAGGTTGTTAAATGTAATCCAGTTTCCATTTAATAGGCCATGCCCAGTCGAGCGGGTGACTTGGATTTTGGTAGCCGTGAGGCGTGTGAAGACGGCCCCAGCCACAGCAGAGTCGATAATGTCGCCGTCGAAAAGCACCCAGGCGGTGGCCAACTGGTCCACATTCCCTGCCAGCTTGGAAGCTGTGATCGAGCCGTCGGCGATTTTGTTGGTGGTCACATAGCCATTTTGCATGGCTCCACGGCCAAAGCGTGCCGTGTGCGTGCCGGATTGAACGCCTGCGGTGGTGTCGAGGGCCGTGCCCCCAGAGGTTGCTGAAATTTGAAAAGTGTTCGCGGCGGAGTTGACCACATAGTATTCCGTCCCTGCGGTGATTGCTGTTGGCAACGCTCCCATGGTCGAAAGCTCCACAATGTCGCCATTTTGTAAAGTGTGCCCGGTCCATGTGACGACGCCAGGATTTGCCGAGGTCATAGTCACTACCGACGAAACAATATTCAGCGTCCCATCCGCCAACCGGCCTGTCATTTTGGTTGCCGTGACATTGCCAGTTGCCGTGACATTGCCAGTTGCCGTGACATTGCCAGTTGCCGTGACATTGCCAGTTGCCGTGACATTGCCAGTTGCCGTGACATTGCCGGTTGCGATGTCACCACTTATTGCCGCGCCAGATACTTTGCCGGGCGTAGAAATAGTGGCGAGTTTTGTGTCTGCTATCGCCGCAGTCGGCGAGATGTCGACGTTTGTGACGGTTGCGGGAACGAGTGACGGAGACGCCGCGCTGTTGAGCTTGGCTGGGGTCACGACTTCGCCGGATGTAAAAGTGTAGCCTGGGGTAAGTGTTGCCATGATTAGTTAAGGGTTCGGGTTTCGGAGCTGGCAGGGCCAGTGAGAGCGGCCTCGGCGGTGATTTGTCGAAGGATTGGGCGGCCAGCCGTGGTGCGGTAGCGGAGGTCAAGCGCCGTGGCTTTACAGCGCAGCGGCGTTTTAAGGGTGTAGTCCTCTTGGCCGCCTGCTGCGTTGCTGAGGGCAGCGATTTCAAAGTCATTGTCGTAATCCGTCGTCACCGCATCGAGCGAGCAGGCGCTTCCAGCGGGCAGGACCGTGCTGGCTTTGACGCGCAGCAGGCGCTTGGCGTTGAGGTTTCCCCACCCATAGCGGCGAGTTAGGAGCGAGGCCGCGACGGGAGTCTGGCTGCTACCAAAAGCTCCATCATCATTGCCGTCTTCGTTTTCGTCGATCAGGTAGAGGCTGCCGTAGCGCGAGCTGGCAAACAGACGCCGCTGCGTGCCGTAGTCGCTCACCAGCAACCGATCCACGCCGAATGGGAAAACATCCTTCGTCTCCCACTGGGCGTTCAGCATGTTGAAAACAAAGACCGCATTCGGGATCGCGCTCTCCCCGGTTGGGACGGCCAAAAAATAGCGGTTGTCAAAATACACCGCATTGCTCGTCTCGACGC